CGGCGCTATGGAAACTGCCGCGGCTGGTGTGGTAAACGTGATTTGTCGCGGGGCTGCTGGATTATCAACTGTAAAACCACTGGTGATATAGCTGTGCAATGACCCATCTGCATTATAGAATTGGAAAAAGTCATTCGGGTAAATATACGCCCCAAGAGGTGCGCCGTGAATAGACATTGTATATTCAGTAGACGGCTCCAATAGGTGAGTTTTTTTGGAAGCCCAATAAGACCAAAGTGATGCGGCCTGCACAGACAGCAAACCAGTTTGGTTATTTCTAACCCTCGAAATCTGGTTGGCGGAACTCGACCCAATCGCCGGGGTAACATCGCCAGCATCACCAACATCAGCAATGGCAGGATCAAATTTGTTTGCGGTAACAGGCTGCGCGATAAGCTGCGCCACATCCACAAGCGATGGCTCACCGTCAACACGGCTGGCGATAGCTTGTAGGTCTGTTTGAAGCTCTGGAAATCTGGCAGCGTCTTGGGCGGCCTGCGCGGCAGATGCGGCGGCCGCATTCTTAGCCAAAAGCAAGGCATCCTCGTCATAAGTAATACCGTTGACCTTCACTGCCATTTGCTGCTGGACCAGCGTTATTCTATCCAGCTGGGCCTCAACCCCTTTAGATTTTGGGGTTGATATAAAATTCTGCGTCATGGCCGTTGTCGCCCTCACGCGCATCTGCGTCGCTGTTGCAGGCGGATCAATAATTAGCTGCATCACACCGGCGTTTTCCAGCGTATCACCTTCAGGGGTGATCGTGTATTCAACGCCAAAAACCAAAGACTTAACTGGTTCACCAGCGTCATTCAGTAAGTGAACCTCATGTTCTGACGCCGCAAGATAGCGCCACGGTAATGGATTTGACTGGTTTTTTACCGGCGCGAAAGTGGCGGTGCTGACCTGAATGGCTTGCGTCATTTTGGTTCTCCAATTGCATTTGAAAGATTTGGCAGTCTGGGCGGCAACGGCTGCCCGTGCGGCCAAAAACTGGCGTTGCCGTATTCATTCACCCGTCGGGTTTCAGCGCGCCGCCATGCTTTTTGCGCATCGCCATCCACCCATTCCTGTAGGTTGTCCCACAGCAGGCGGTTCAGCGCTTGGTTGGCATACCAAAGGTTGGTTGGCCCGGAATACCGATCCAGAAACTTTGTGGCGGTGCGCCCCAGGCGGTCGAAGTCCTTGTCGGTTTGGCCGGTAATCGCGTCTACAATACTACCGGTCAAATATGCTGTGTCCTGAATGGCACCGAAGGCTGGACCTGCTAGAGTGGACGCAATGCCACCGCCAAACCTGTTTTGCGAGGCGCTGGCAAAATCGCCAAAAATGCCAAGACCGCCACCCTGTAAAACCGCGGCCAGCAGGAAGTTCTTGTCATCCATCCGGCGCGGATCATTGCCCTTGGCCAGCTCTTTCATCTGGATCGACAACATGCCGGCAACCGTGGTGACAGTTCCAAACAGCGCAACATTTGCGGTGCGGCTACCCCTGACCTTGTGGAACAGCACGCGCCCCATCTGGTTGAATACCATCGACAGGGCAAAGGATTTATACATGATGCCGGATCGCAACAATTCACCCTTAAATGAGCCTGGCGCGCCACCCTGAAAAATGGCGCGGCCACGCAAGGATGCACTGGGCACGGCAAATTCCATTTGCTCGCGGATTGCGGCTTCCAGCTTCAGGCTAATGTCCATTGCCAGATCGGCGTCAATATCAGTGCGATAGCGAATATCACCTGGGATTAGAAAACTGGCGTCCGGCTCGATCTCATCGCGAAACAGCTTTGTGCTGCGAATAACATCCCAATCAGCCTCGGTGATGCCGCGTGCCTCGAATACCAGCTCGCGCAAGGGGGCCGGCAGATCGGCCCAGGCATGTTTGGTGTTGTCGGCCAGAAAACCATAGAATTCAAGCCGGAATGCGCCGCGTCCGATGTCGGTCCAGGCGGTCAGGCCGGATGCGCGCATGGTGAATTCGCTTAGGCGCTCGGCCATCGCAGGGCCATGCGCATCGCCCATCAGGCGTGATTGCACCACCCCGACATTCGCGGCGGCATCGGCGATGATACCGGTGCGCACCATAAGTTCGCGTTGCTTGCTGGACGCGATCGCCTTGACGTGGCGGCCCAGCACCTTGCCAAAATCCATACCAACGTGGCGGCCGGCCATTTCCATAAAACCAACATCGCTAACAGCTGACAACATTGCGCCACCAAGCTGCGAGGCAACCAGAAAATGACGCAAGCCACCCAAGGCACCGGCAACCACATCGGCCTCGGCCTTGTTGGCAGCGCCAGTGTATAGATCAAACATCGTGTTGGCCTGCATGGATTTAGCTGCCGCCTCTTGCTGGGCAGATGAATACAGCCGGCGCGACATCCAGCTTTGCTTCCAGGGGCGTTCCGCCGCCAGCTTCTGTGCCGTCTGGTTGGCAAATTCCAGTCCAAGGCGCGGATTTGGCCCCAGCACACGCATCAGGGCGGTGTCGCGCGACATCATATCAACATGGCTGATTATCGCTGAAAACGCATCCGATCTGCCATATAGATCATTGACCGCCATCCAGTCTTCGGCGGATTTGAAGTGGAATATGCGATGATCCGACCGGCTGTTTGCGGTCGATCTGCCCAATTGCACGCCGCTTGGTTCGCGGCGGCTCCAGCCATTGCTGTCCAGGTTGTCGTAGATCTCGCGCAGAAACTGCATCCGGCGCTCGGGCGTGCTTCCGGAAAACGGGCGGGTGGTTTCGTTGTCGATCATCCGCATCCAGTCCAGACGCGCATCCATATCGGTTGCCCATTGCTCGAAACCGGCACGCCGGATCTGGCCGACTTCCCAACTGTGCGGCAGGCCGTAGTCATCCAGCTTGCCGATCATACCGCCGGCCGCGTTAAAATCGCTGCGCATCATTTCCAAAGTGTCGCGGATCGCATCAGCCATTACCTTGGCGGCTTCGTCTCCCGTGGCGGTGCCGTGTAGCTCTTTCACAATATTGGTCAGCTTGGCGCGGCCACGGATATTGCCGATAATGTTGCGTTTGTGCTGCTCGACAAAGCCGGACAGCTTGCGCATGTATTGGGATTTCAGCGCATCTGCGATTGCCGTTGCCCCCTGGAATGTCGCCGATTGACCCCATTCCAGCTTTTGCCGCAAAGCATTGGCGGCATTGGCCACGCCATTGCTGTCGCGATAGGTGGTAATATCATCGATGGTTTGGCTGTTGACCTGTGCCTGCATCAGGTTGGTGCGCTTGCGTTTCAGAAAATCCTTGCGCATCTGCCGCCAGACATCCTCGGCCGCGGCCGCATCGGCACCGGGGCCAAGATGGGCATGGGCCTGCTTGCGCTCGGCAAACAGTCGCTGGGCCTCGCGGCCGCGCGACCGGCTCATTCCGTTGTCGATCGCGCGCTGGATGCAGTCGGCCAGGCTCATTTTTCAACCGCCGCCGCATTTGGTGGTGGCGCGATCAGTTTCGCGTCAATCGCCTGCTTCACAGTCATGATCACCAGCCAGTCACCGGCCACAAGATCATCGATGGCTTTGGGCTTCCATTCGATCTGTCCCGATCGGGTTCCGCTTTGGTAAAATGCCGATACCCGTTTTCCGCGGGTGCCCTTGTGCGAAAGGGTCAGCTCGAACCCGGGCGACCATGCTTTGCGCCGCACTGCAAAACCAGATTTCAGGGCAGCGATCGGGAAATCACCGAACAAATGCTCATAGGGCTCTTGCAGGGATGCCTCATAGGCTGCCTTCTTGCGCGCGGCAGCGGCTTTGCGCGCGGCCTCTTTGCGGGCTTCCGCCGCCTTTTCTTCGGGTGTTGGCTTTGCGCCCGCCTTTGTCGCGTCAGACGCGCCCTGACTGGCTGTGTCTGATTTCGGCTGCGGTGGGTTGTCTTGCGCCGCTTCGCCGTCAGCAGGCGCAGTAGCGGCGGCCTGCTGTGGTGTTTTGGCCAGATCTTTTGGCGCGTTGGCCGGTTTGGCCTGTTGTTTGGTTTTGCGTTTAGCCATTGGTTGCTCCTTTGGGCATGCACAGTTCAAATTCTTCGAAGAAATTTTGCTCGTCATCGATGTCATTCAGGATCTCGGACACGCGCGCTCTTGCAGCGCCATCACCGGTTTCAAGCGGGATCTCGATGTCGGCTTTGGGATTGTCGGCAATCTGGCGGCGCAAATCGCGCTCGATGCCATCGACCTGCATCAAGGTTCCGCGACCCTCGACTGGATCCTCAAACAGATCCAGATCGCGCAGGGCGGAACCCACAGGCTCTTCCGGCTCGGCATCAAAATTCAGCTGGCCATCCGCTGCCTTGCCGCCATTTCCATCAGGTCCAGCTTTAGCAGCTCCTGCTCGATGCGGTCGATCTGCGCCGGTGATAGCGTCGATGACGGTTTGGACGGCATCTTTAAGTTCAGGATCAGACTGCAAATCGCGCGCAACAGCCTCTAACGCCTCTTTTACCTCACCAACATTTTGACGTAAGGCCGGTTCACCTTTTTTACCGGCGGCGGCGCTAATGCGACGGGCAGCACCAATCGCTTCATCAGGGGTGACTATTGCCACCTTTCCGTTCGGCCCATCACGCATTCTTCCAGCTTTGATCGCGGCATTTCTCAATGCCAAATGCTCAGCGTCAGGCAAAACGATATATTTGTGTGGATTTACCTTTCTGGCCACCTCGCGTCGCTGAGTGACCAGGGCGATTTCCCCAGTTTTTCGGTCAATTGCCACCCACCCTTCACCCTCGTTGCGAACAACACCGGGGCTGGTGATAGCATCACGTAAAGCCTGCGCATCCTCATTGAAAAATCTCTGCTTTCCGCCGCCCAAATAGAAATCAGAATACCTTTTGAAATCATCTGACTTTAAAATTTCAGCAACACTCACACCATCTTCGATCAGTTTTACCAGCGACCCTGATTGCGGTATATCCGCCAATTGCGCTGCACGGTTATTATCCAATCCTTTCAGGACACTCCCTGGAGGCAACCCCTCGATAGCTTTCAATTCCTTCAAAACACTATCCAGCTCGGCCGCGACCGCCCGCGCCTCGGCAACAGATCCAGACCCTAAGTCTTTGCGCCTGGCTTCAGCCGCTTCGTATCGCCCCAAAAGCTCCTTCACTCGCGGCCGCGACGCATCAGCACCGCCACCAAACGTAATTTCAGGTGCGTCAAAGCTGGCGCCTGGAACGCCCGCCCCATCCGACACAGAAACAGCCTGACCGTTAGTCGATGCGGCCGTGCCTGGCGAACCCGCAACGCCACTGTTTGCCCGCGGGGCCCAGCCAGTAAAACCTTCACGGCCTGCCTTTATGGCGTCACCAAAAGCCGGATCCAGCGATGCCGCGTGTGTTGTGGGGCCCCAGGCCGCGACAGCTCCGCTGCCAACGTGAACGCCCCATTCATAATGGCCAATGCCTGGAAATTGCGCGGCAGCGTTGAAAAAGAAACGCTGATATAGTTCGCGATCCTGACCGGGCTTGACTGGCTTTCCATTTCTGGTCAAAACCAGATCACCGGTATGACTGTGCCCGGTATCATCCACATCATGGCGCGTTGATCCGATGCGCCGCGCGCCCGGCGTGCCAATGCGATCCTGACCGCCAGACGTTATCATCACCCCTATATCATCTCCCAAAGGTGCAACAGCCACACGCAAACGCGACAAAAAATCATCGCTAACCGGTTTATTGCGGATTTTTCCAGCAGTTGCATAAGTGACCGGCACTTCATCCGGAACACGCACAGGTGGGATTTTGCCAGCATCCAGCTGGGCTTCGGCGTCATCAATGCGCGCGACGTGTTCATCTGGCACGACACCGGCGGGCGCGGTTTCTTCAGCGGCTATCTCGCGGCCGATCGCATTGGCGGCACCACGTTCGCGCGGGGTGGCTTCAGCACGGCGGCCGAAACCGATCAGGTCACGATTGCGCACGCGGCCCGACGGAGTTAGCGAATTTGCGCCAACTTTCAAACCGCGACCGGCCAGCGGCAAGAGTGTTCCGAAAGTTGTGCCAAACAGGATTTGCTTTAGGGCATCCGGCGCTTCACGCCCCAGAAACTTGGCCTGATTTCGATATGCCGGCAGGGTCAATGTCTCGGTGCCGCCGCCGAGCGCGCCCTCAATCAACGCCCGTCGGGCCAGTGTCACCCGGCCAGCAGCACCAAATGGCAATGTGGCAAGGCCCTCAGCATCTGTAATAGCGGCACCGGATGCACCAACAAAGCTGGCAACGCCACCAGCAACGGTTGGATCTGACCGGTTTGCTATTTTGCGATCGATCTCATCGCTTTCTACCTGCAAATCTGTTCTGGTGCGGTTTTCCGCCAGATCCTTCAATTCAGCCACTGATCCCGGAACATTGGCATATGTGCCCGGATCAAACTCGCGTAGGATGTCCAGGCGATCAAACATATCCGCCAACTTTTCCTCGCGGACGGCGGCGCGGGATGTTTCGCCGGTCGGATCATCTATTACCTTGCGCAATGTTTTGCGCGGGTCGTATTCTTCTTCGTCCTGTCGAAAATCACGCCAGGCTGCCGGATCCCCGAAAACCAGATTGGATACATCATCCAACATCGATTTTTGCGTTTCCGTGGTGCGGCGTTCGCGCATCCAGAAATAATTACGATCTATCGCCTCGCGATCAAAGCTGGCACCGGTCAATTCGCCAACTGTGGTTTCCGGCCCATCAACCGCGCGGGGAACGCCCGCCGTTTCTGTCGGTGTGGCCGGGGGGACAAGCTGGTTCATCGCACCCTCTTTCTGGGTCCAACACCCACCAGTGCCTCAAGGTTCAAGCGGAAAAATCCATCCTGCGCCTTTTCGTCCTGAAGGTAGCGTATTTCACCATTGGCGCGTTCGATGCCGACCAGATATTGCCCGCCACCGATCGACAACAGCTTTGCATCTTTTAGATGACTTGGCAGGTCGTATTTTCCAAACACGAATGTCGATGTGACATCTTTTTGCGCACCACCAACAATCTCGCCACCCCACATGGGCGGCCCTCCGGAAACCGATGCGGCCAGAAATTGATCGGATGTTGATGATTGCAGCGCATCCTCGACCAGCTCTGCATTCAGATTTGGCGGCAACAATGCTGGCGTTCCGTTTACATTCTGGATCCCGCCCATCTGGGTTCCACCACGCACGGTGCGACCCAGAACCTTTTGGAACGCATCTTCATATGCGGCGCGCTTTTCGGCGTTGCTGGCATCTGGATCAACGGCAACACCGGAAACAGCATAATAGGCATCGGCGCCCTTCATCAGGGTTTCCAGTCGCTGCGACATGCCTTGCGGGTATATTTCGGAATACTTGGCGCGCACAGCACTGCGCACGGTTTTACCGGGCTTGGCACCGCTGCCATCTGCCAACATCTTGCGCCCCACCAACATGCTGCGCGATGTGGCCAGATCGCCGGTCTGCTCCAGTAAATTCGCGGCAAATCCGAATACAGGGTCCGATGCACCAATTTCATTCAGGGCATGCGGGGCATAATCGCCGAAACCTTCGATGATGCTGACCGCAACAGACAGTTGTGCATCCGGATCACCACTTTCGATGCTGGCCTGTAAGGTGTCGCGCTCGCCATTGGTGAACAGGCGAAAATCCTGTGGTGACGTGCCGAATTCAACCAATGCCGTTTCAGCACCCGCAATCCGCGCCTTTATGCTGGCCGGATTTGACAGATCAACAGGTTGCAGGGCCAGAATACCGCGATCGGCAACATGGGTCAGAATATCTGTCTGGATGCTTTTTTCTGTCGCATCGGCGATCGAATGCAACCGCTTTCGCCGCTCGATGTCATCAGGATCAGATGTCGGGCTGGCGTCGATGTCAGCCAAAACGGCAGCCTGTTCTTGCGGTGATAACACGGTGAAATTCTTTTCCGTGCCAACCGCGGCCAATGTTGCCGCCAGTCGCTGTTCGTCTTCGGTGCCGGCTATGCGATCGAATAATTCCGGCAGGCCATCATATGCGCCGCCGTTTTCCAGAATTTTAATCGCACCGTCAACATCCAGCTGGCGCTGTTTTGCAGTCGCCGCCGCCTCAACCTTCAAGGCGCGCTCAAGCTGGGCGTCTTCGCGGGAAATGGCTGATTTTGCTTGCCCCTCAAGCCGGGCCAATTGTTCTGGTGGCAATGGGTATTTACCCTCTTTTGCATCAACCAGAAATGCACGCGGATCTTCTTGCAAGGTGCGGATCGCGGCAGCTGACACACTGCCTTCGATCGTGCTGGACAGCAGCTTTTCGGCCTCTTGCTCACTTAACCATCCGGCCGAAACAGCGGCACCGATGTCGGCAGCGGCTGTTTTCAGGATTGCATCGCGGCTTTCATCATCCGGCGCTGCACCGGCCTGCTGGGCGTAGCTGCGCAATCCGGCATTCAGATCGGCGCGGCCGGCATCACGGCGCAGGGCGAATTCCCTTTTGGAAACGGCTTGGCGTTGCGGCGCGACCACCTGGCGGAAATCCAGATCAAAATCATCGCGCATTTTCCCTTCCGGCAGACTGTCGGCCAGTTCTTTTTGCAACGCCTCAACGTCCGCATTGTATCGATCTGATAACCCGATCAGGTTTGGATCCTGTTCGTATTGGGTGCGCAGATCGCCTAGCCGTTCAACGGCTGTCACGCGGGCTTCGCGCATTGTGTTGGCGCGTTCTTCTTCGCGGCGCTTGGCCTCGATCGCGACACCAATGTCGCCTATTTTCTTCAGGCCATCGCCAATGTTTGGCTGATCATAGGAAACCCGCGGCTGCTGGACCGGTTCGAACGGGGTTTGCGCCTCTGGAATAATCAATGCCATATTACGTTCCCGCCAGTTCCGGCCACAGATCCAGCGCACCGGTCAGGGTTCCAGCACCGGTATTCAAAAGGCCGGTAAATGCACCCGACTGGCCGCGCGCGCGGTGCAGCAACCCTTCATTGGTCTGGGCTGTTGCGCGGCTGTCGGTGTTGAAACGCTGGGCTTGTGCCTCTACATTTTGCTGCTCACCGGCCTCTTGGCCCAACCGTTCCGCCGAAACACTGTCCAGCCGAACACCACGCGCAGCAAGCTGGCCGCGCTGCTGGGCGATCAGACGATCCATTTTACTGCGCGATTTCTGTTCGTTCGCACGGCCAATCTCGCGCGTTTGTGCAGACTGCGCATCTGCGATGGCCTGATTTTGCTTGCCAATCGCATTTTGCTGCATCGCGGAATAAGCTCCGCCAACCGCAGATAATGCCATTGCTGTTATGCCCATGTCACACATATCAGTCGTCCGTTACCATGATGGTCGGGGTGCGCCCGACGATTGTCATTGGGGCGCCAGGCTCCGGGGTGAAACGCAAAAATTGCTCGTGCGCCCAACCCTTGTGGCCGCTGATCTCGAAAATACCGTCAAACAGGCGGGCGGTTTCAAAGTTGTTCATGTTGAATATCGATGCCGGTCTGGTCATTTGCCGTTCACCGTTGCGGGTTTTCACAACCTGAAACTTGCCACCGGCCGTGCGATGCACACGCATACCTGTCACACGATGCGTGCGCAGGCGACCATCGTCACCACCATCCGGGGTTCCTATCACCACATCCAGCGTGTCCATATGCTGGCTATCCGTTGCATCCAACCCGACAATGGCCGATGTTACAGGGCGCGGTAAAACCACCTGACCGCCCACAATCTGCAATTCTGTGTATGCCCCGAATTCTGTCCAGGCCGTGACGGTCTCGCCCTCAAGGTGATCCAGTCCGGCAATTGTATCTGCCAGATCGCCCTGATAGCGGATCGCGGCAAACTGGAACCAGGCATCCTGCATCTGCCGATCCTCGCCGTCCAGGTTAACAAATGGCTCCTGTAACTGCTCACGATAATGCTTATCGATACCTCCGATATTGCGGCGCATGATCAGCTCCAGCACTTCTGACGTGCCGTCTTCTGTGGGCATAACTTCCAGATCGACAACGTGACCGCCCGCCAAATTGTGGCGATGGAACCCGATCACCTGCTGGCGCTGGATAAAGGTCAGTCCGACAAGATCGCCATCCTTCAGACGCGCCCATATAATCGGGATCGGGTGGCGCTGATATACCAGTTTGGTGCAACCCATGCCCAGAATGTGGCGGGAAATCTGGGTCAAATCCTCGCCTTCAAATCTGCCGCGTTCATTCAATAGCAGCGTGATCATATTGCGCAGGGTTTTGGTTAGAAAAACCAGTGTGCCGTCAACCACAACAGGATGGACATCAGCACTGCCAAAATTGGTGTCAGTTTCATATTTCGCGGTGGCCTCGGAATAGGCCCGGTCGGCATCTGTCGCAGATCCGAAAAATTCACCGGATGTGGTGCCGATATGCACGACGCCGCTGACCCCGGTGATGTTTCTGATTTCGCCGTTGTCACGGCGCGGACTATCGAGAATGTATGAAAAGCCATCATCATCAGCGCCGCCGGCCGTCATATCGACCGTGCCGCCAATTACAGAATGCCACAATGCGCGCGGATCTGTCGTGGTGCCGCCGTAAATATGGCGTTGCTCATAAGCGCCAATGGCGCGAGGCCATCCGCGCAGATCAGACCAGGCACCCTCGCTCCAGCGATATGTCGGCCGTGTCGCCAACCCGTCCGGTAAACGGCCTTTGACGGTGGCATTGACATGGCGTGCATCTGTCACCGATGTTATTTCAACAATTCCTGTGCCATTGCTAAGGAATTCCCAGATCACGCCGTTCTTTTCAGCCAGCCAAAACCCCTCAAGATGAGGTGGCGGGTTCACGCCTGTTTTCTTTCCGGTCAGGTCAAAACCTACAACCTCGATGGTCCAACCATCGGCGAAGCGGCGATCGCCTGTATTGATAGACGAATTGGCAGTCCATACCGGAACCGCACCAGGGTTGCCAAGAACAATCGCAGTCCATTGCACTATTCCGCTGCCGGTAACAGCATTACCGGCAGCGGTATCAACTGTCGGCGCCGTTGGTCCGGTTTTGTAATTTTCCGCGTCAAAACCGGAAATCCGGTAAATGTTGCCGTTGTAATAAACCTTGTCGTTAACCCTGGCCGACACATCGGCCGTCCAATATGGGGTGTCACTGGTGTCTATTTCGCGCAATTCAAATTGCACTCCAACATGCAGGGGGTCGAAAACATCGGCGGTGGCAGTCATTGTGATATTGCCCGTAATGCCGGAAACGCTGATTTCAGCAGTTTCATCCAGATTGCGCACCCGAAACGGACCATTTTCAAATGGCGTCTTTTCGATCGACCAATTGTCCAGCGCGAAGCGGGACAGGCGGTGCGGGGCAATACTGCCTTCGGTCAGATAAATCCGATCAGACGAATTCAATGTTTGCAGCTTGTCAGCCTGGGAAACCGTATATGGGCTGGCGATCGAATATGGAACGCTGCCTGACTGCACCAACGCGCCATTGCGCCAAAATCTTAGCAGGCTGTCGGTCCACTCCAGCAACACCGCATCTTCATCCTTGAATACGAATTTTGTCAGACGCCCATCTGCGCTGTTATGGGTTTCACCCAAAAACAGCGTGCCTGGCAAACGGGTGACCGGACCTTCAGGCATAACCACAAAACCACGACAGGCACGCAGGCCATTTTGATAACGCACATAATCATGGCGGCCGAACATCAGCTCGGACAATTCGCCGGATGCGGCCGATGGGGATGGCGGGGATACACGCACCATCAGACACGATCCCCAAAATAACTGGTGCCGATTGCTGCTTCCAGCGGACCCGGCGCATAGGCGTCATCATCGCTACGCTCCAGACCCTCGGTTCGATCCGCATCAATCATTGTGCGGCGATAATTATCCAGCATAGTGTTTGACCGGTTGACCGATCGCGCATGGATCATCGCGAATTCTGCGGCCAGAAGGAACTCCAGCGCCTGCGTGAAGGCAGGGGCAAATCGGGCGGCATTCTGAATGTCTTTGGTGTAAACGATTTGCGATTGCACCTGATGGGTTGTGAACACATCATGTTCCACATTAAAGGGCAAAGGGTCGCCCATGACATCGATCAGGTCGCGCACGCGCAAACATTCCGGTGGGCGGGCATAGGCGACAGGCATATTCAGCGGCGCAACAATATCTGTGCGCAGGGACGGATTGAACCGGCGGCGGGCAAAATTCCAGTCAAGCGCCTCCAAAACCTGCCGACGGCGGGCATCATAACGCAACCGCCCGCCTATTGCCTCTGGTGTGTCGTCCTCCAGACTGTCAAAATCACTTGCATGCTCGGCCCAGCCATAGGCGCGCTTGACAATTGCAGTGGGGCTTTCAGCCTGAAGGACGCTCATATTTGCTCGCCTTTAAACGTGGTTGGCGAACACCAGATCAAAGTCGATCTGGCCGGCAATAGTGGCATCCGCGATGGTGCTGACAATCAGGGTCAGCGGCATGCCGGGATCCGCGACAAGGCCCAGCTGTTCCCAGATCGGCTTGTTCCATTTCGCCTCGAAAATGACGATCGGCTTGTTACCGGCCGCACCACCCGTGGCTTTGGTCACGTTCAGCAAGCCGGTTGTTGCAGCCGCCACACCAACAATCGCCTGCGCAAACCCCCAGCCGGTGGTTTTGATCGCACTTTCCGGCAACAGGATCGCCGAAGACGGAACATCACAAACCAGATAGGTAGATTTTGCGCTGTCTGTTGCGCCACATGTGACAGTGCCGGCTACACGGGTAATCCGCCCTGCCCGCGAAGATGAATTCGGCGCGGTGTAACCCGTGGCATTAGTGCCATAAACCGAAGATTTTGAAGTAACGATAGCCATGATGGCCTCCTTTTTCTGTTGAAAAGAAGGGACGCGATCGCGCCCCTTCAGTCAGGGCGCGATCAGCCGATCAGGCACTCGATTTCATCAAAGCCGGTTTCATCGACACGGCGACAATCCATATTGGCGCGGTGGTCCATGTAAAGCGGCCTGCCAGATTTGGACGGGTCCGCGTAAGCATCCGATGTGACATCCTTCCAAACACCAAGATAGACGGTGGATTTCAGCCATGTCGGGATCCGCTGGATCAGCTTTAGGCCCGCACCGTAGTCCACTTCCTTGGTGGGCAGATCCTGATACTCGATGAACATATGGTTCCAGACCATAGTCAGTTTGCCATCGCTGCTGAATTGCGGCCCGGCCTCGCGACGATAATCAGAGCTTGTCAGCTCGATTTCGTTTGACAGATCGTCAATCTGCTCGGCCGTCAGAGCAATCCAGATCGGTTCGGCGTCCAGATCATGCTTGGCCAGGGCTTTCTTCTTGCGGCTGGCCTTCAGCTTTTGCAGGTTCAGACCCGTTGCCGATGTGCCGGCACCCGCCTGAACAGTGGCCGGAATGACCTGCGCCGATGGCAGCTGAATTACCTCACCGCCCAGCTTTCCCTCATAAGCATCACCAAACATGCCTTCGATGATCACATCCTGATCGACAAAGCGTTTGATGTTGCCCAGGTGGTGCATCATCAGCGGCGACCGGAAATCAGACATGCCCTGGAATTTGTCCTGGCTGTCGATATATTCGCCGCTGTCAAAGTCCGGCAGGAATTTCAGCCAGCGCCGGCGGCGGTTGGCCGGCGTATCGCGATTTGACGGCACGCGCCCCTCGGTACGTCGCGCCTTGCCGCTATCGTAATACAGCACCGGCGCGGATTGTTCGCCGGAACAGGTTTGTTCCGTCACAGCACCGCGCAGCTTGCTTTCGTTGTGATCGGCCGCAAGTTTGGCGTGATCCATGAAATTGATTTGTTTGGTTTGGTCGAAGCGTTCAGCGTAGCTCATGTCGGGCTCCTTTTTCTGAACAAGTTGATGTTGATTGCTTGTTCGAAGGACACCCCGGCAAAAGCCGGACCCGATCTGGCGATACGCTCGCGTGTGGCGACAGGACTTACCCTGCGGTAGCGGACCCTGTGATGCTCACAAGACACCCCGCTGATCGTGATAGTCGTTTTGCAACTGATTCGATTTCATACAGTTGCGAAACAACTTGTCAAGTGCTATATGCTGTGCCGTGCGATTGGAGCCGCACAACGGATTGAGGTGTAAGATGCCATAATCCCCAGCGCCAGCGATCCTCCCCGGGGCCGCTGGCGCAACTTTTTTAGCCGTGTTGCGCGATGATCGTATTTAGACCGCGCAATTCTTCCTGCAATGTTTTGATCTTCTGGGTGTTCCCGCGCGCCTGCGCCATTTCGCCCGTGTGGGCCTCCATTATTGCAGCCTTGCGCTGCTGGGCATTGGCCAGATCAAGGGCCGGCGCATTACTGTCCCTAGGCACGACAAGTCCGTCTTCGCCAGTCAACTTACCGATACCATTGAAAAACTTCAGCAATGCAGCATCGCCCATATCATCGTTCAACTTGCTGGCGATCAGTTTTGTTTGATCCGGATCAAGTTTCATCTTGGCGGCCAGTGTCTGGAATGTGCGGGTCGCAAGTTCCTTGTTTGACTTCCAATCAGCCCCCCATTCGCTCTGCAAATCCGTGTTCAGCTTTTCTTCCAGATTGGCGATGGTGGTTTCAGCCTCGACAAATTGAGCCTTCATAGCCTCGGCATAAAAATTAACCGCGCCCTGCACGACTTCCGGCGGATACGATTTTTCATGTGCAAAATTCTTGAACGCGCCCAGAAAGTTTTCATCGATCGGCAGGTTCTCCGGCATATCGTCCGGCATTGTAATTTCGTAACCATCCGCGCGTTCCGGAACCTTGAACGTGTCCGCATTGGCCTTGAAGTAATCTTTCAGGGCCTGATCATCGGCTGGCTTGTCCATAAACTGATCAGCAGGCTTACCCAGACGCCGGGTCAGGGATGCTTCGTTTTTCAGCACATTTTCCAGCGCTTCCTCTGGGGTTCCCTTGTGGTATCCAGCCTTGATCAGCTGCTCTTGCAACGCGGGGTCGGTCCATTCGCGGGCTTCATACCACGGCTTGTCGTCCTTTGGCGGCTCCTCGCCCTTTGGTGGCTCGTTGCCTTTTGGCGGCTCGTCACCCGCGGGTGGGGTTTCGCCCTTTGGTGGTTCTTCACCTTTTGGCGGCTCGTCACCCGCGGGCGGGGCCCCAGCGCCAGCGCCGTCATCTGCGGCAAAACAAATGCCCAGATTTTCAGCCAGCGTTTTCGCCGTCATCATCTGCAAAATAGTCATAATCATCATCCTTTTGTCTGATCAGGTTTAGGTCTTCATGGGTAATTTCGGCGCGGGCCAGCAATTGCAGGGACATCGCCTTGCGGGCGGCGCGCACGCGCAGCTCGCTATCTGGGTATAATTCGCCGGTGTCCGGATCGATGTCAGGCTCGAACAGGTGGCCCAAAGTGACCAGATCACTGATCACCTCGGGTTCCTGTGCCAGCTTGCGCCAGCCCTCGCACAAATGATCCGTGCGCACCATTCCGAACATTTCGCGATAGGCATTCAGGGCGGCCAGCCGAAAACGCCTCACTGGATTGGCCCCGCACCACCGCCAGCGCCACCCTGCGCCGCCATCAGGTCTTTCATGATGCCGCCACCGCTTTCTGCCGCCGCCATTGCCTGCTGGCCTTGTTCGGCCTGATCGCGGGCTTCGCGACGCTTGGCAACATCCTCTTTCGAGCGATGCAAGCGCGGATCCGCGCCGCGCGCCTCGCGCAGCACCTGCTGGGCATAGTCGGTATCGACATTATCCCAGACCTCGGCCGCGGCCTTCGGGTCAGGCTGTGATCCGGCCAGTTTGGCGGTGTCTTCCAGAATACGGGCAACCGCCACGCCTTCCTGTGCCTTTTGCGCCATTGCCGCCACGGATGTGAATTTCATCTCCAGCGGCTGGTTTTTCAGCTCTTTTGGCGGTGGCGGCAACTGGCCGGCGCGATACAGCATGGCAAAGCGCCGCTCAAGGATCGGGGCCAGACCTTCGGTTTGCATCCGGCCAAGATACGGCGCTTGCAGGCGCAGGCGTTCTTCCATGCGCTCCATAACCTCAAGGTTGCCCAAACCTGTGCGGCCAACCAACGTCAACAGCTGCGCATGCCAACCCTGCTCGACTTCTTCTTTCGACATGCGCGCCATATCCACCGTGATCGGCAGGCCGTTAAATGTGAAAATCGGCTTTAACAGCTGCTGGCCATTAAATGAAATCGCACCGTGCATATGTTTTCCGGGGGCCATTTTGGCCATCCGCCGCGCGCTGCTGGTTCCGGTTGTGCCGATCGGTGGGCGCGCCGCCAGCGCCGACGCCTGACTATTGTCGCGCTCCTGCAATTGCAGCTTCACGGCGCTAGCAAGGTTCAGATACCCCATGCCGGTGCCCCATTCGTCCTCGCCATCATAACGCGGAATGGAAAAATTTTGCTCGTGAACCCCGCCCTGCTTGACCACGCACTTGCCTTCAACACAAACATGGGTGGATAGAAATTCCATACCCCGCGCGCCAATCATATTCGGGTTGAATTCGTCATTCAGCTGATAGGCTTGCAAATAGGCGTGTTTTTCATCAACCTTTCCGCTGGCTGCCTTGTCGCGGATTTTTTCCGGCAAGGCATCGGCGCCATAGAAACGCGCCGCCTGCACAGGTGTCAGCATTCGCTCGACAATCAGCTCATTTGGCATACCATCGGCATCCACATCAAACACATAGGTCGATGGATCAAGGCAGCGATCGGTAAATTTCTTTCGCCCCATACCGATATCACTGACCATCGCACCCGTGCCAAGGATAGACGTGTCAGCGGTCCAGCTGACGGCGGCATTGTAGAAACTGGACATTGACGGCGTAAAGCTGGCCAACATCCGGCGGCTGACAATATCAAACCAGATTTTGGCATCGCGCCATTCCGCCAGATCGGCGTCAGGCGTGGTCGCCTGCATCCATTTGTTGCCCGGGCTGCACAGGGTCGTATACAGGCTAGCCGTAAAATTTGTCGCAGCCTGCAACGTGGTGGAATTATACAATTGGTGCAGGTTCCAGTCACTGCCTTTTGCGCCATTGAACCCGTTGCGTTGGGGCCGGAACAATCGGCTGATCATATTCAATTCATCGGTTTTTCGGTTGCGAAGCTGCTTCAGCTCCTCGAACCGGTCGATCACATGTTTTGCGACCGATGTGTCCTTGCCGCCAATCATTGGGTAATTCCCAGTGGGCTGGTCAGAATATCGGCAGAAACACCGCCACGGCGACGGCGCAAGGATCGCTCCAACTCGCCCTCTCGCTGGGCAGCATCATCTTGCGGGGCTGCAATCCGCTGGACTGTCGGGGTTTCCATTTTAGGCATCGAACACATTTGTGATCTCCTTTTTGAGCCAAACAAAGCAGGTGAAATTTTCGCCATTTTTCCCCAGGGCAGCCCGCGGGCCCTCCACTCGGGCACCGGCACGGCGAAGAAACCTGTGCGCCCAGTGGTAATTTTCAAGGCTCAATGCCTCGACGCGGTGGATCCCGCGATCAATCATAATTGGCGTGGCCACATTGCGCACCCGATCGGCAATCTGGCGGGCATGATCCAGCGTTAATTCATCGGTGCCGAACATATGCGCTACACCGATGCCAGGGCCAGTCTGCACCATACCGAACAGAGCCACCGGAATGTGGCTATCGCTGGGCCGCGCAACCTCAAACCACAGGTGCAACGGGCCAAGGTTGGCCATGTCACGATACAGCGCATAAGCATCCACCTCGGGGCGCTGACAGAAAATTTCCGCCATATCGCCCGCCCGCATGTGCTGGCACAGGTATAGAACCATCGGGTCAGACCAGCCTTCAAAGGTGAGGGTGGATGTCATCGCAGCACCTCAAGACACCAACCATCTATTTGACTTGAAACCTCAATAGACACTCCAAAAAAATTCAATCCATACCCTGCGCAATCAAAGGCCAACACATTTTCAAATGCCGCATCTAATCTAAGCTGGTCATAGGATATTGGGTTCATTCTGAAAACCTGATCGCAGTCCTGGATACCCTCTAAATAATTTTTGCGGAGCTCTTCCGCCATTTTATTGAAAATTCCCATCACCACCCCTCCATCGGATTAAAATCGTATTCCTCAACAGCCTCGCCATGATCCTGCATCACAAAATCATCCAGCGCGGGGCCGCCATTGTGGCCGATCAGCTCGGCCGTTAATGGCCGGCCGTCCGGCAGTGATTTTGACAGCATCATGTAACCACCGGCATCAATCACATCCGCCGCGCGCACGCCTTTTTTGCGCGGCTTGCGGCCTCGGTTGGTGTCTTTGTCGGCCGTTTTGTCCCAGACGTAATCGTTTTCAAGGCCACGCAGCAGGTATTTGCAGCTGGGATCAATCAGCAGGCCGGTCTGGCCCAACACCTCCCATTGCATCGCCGCACGCCACACTGCCAGCCGCGGCTCGATCCGGTTGCCGCCCAGCTGCTGTGGCTCGATCTCCAGATTTGATGCCGCTGCAACCTGGCTCATCCATGTGACATCCTCCTGGCTTTCCTTGCTGTTGCCCGCCATATCGCACCACACCTCGCCAACAGGCATCCCTGCAAAACGCTCATCCAGCAAATCGCGCAGGGCTTGGCCGAATTCCGGCGCAAAGGATCCTTCCTTGAACAGCATTTCGGCATAGATGCGCCATTCAAACGGCGCGAAAAACTGCCCGATCACGGCGGCACCGAAATACCCCTGATCCAGCCCGATAATCAGCGGCACACCGCGCACAGGTTCCAGCGGCTGGCGGGCCTTGTGGATATTAGGCTTGTAGATTTTATTGAACACAGGATCACCAATGCGCACAAAGCCGATCTGGTTGTATACCAGCCGGTCCACATCATTGCCGCGCCCCTCGGCCGTCATGGTTGCGATCTGGCGCGGGTAGTATTTGGGTGACAGGTGTTGCAGGTTCTCGCAATTAGGCTCGTTAAAGCCGGGCTGGCGGAAAAACTTGATCTGGATGCCTTCATCTACCATGCTTTTGCGGATCTCGGCGCTTTCCGCATCCTGATTTGCACCCTCGATCACACGCACGACCCAATTGTCCTCGTCCGGCGCGTTGTAGCTGCATGAAATCTGGCCATAGGATTTCATCTCGTCCGGCAATCCGGCAAAATGGGTTGGCACAGGGTAGCGATCAACCCGGCCAATACCCTTGGTCAGCACAGCCACAGGGATGGTATCAGCTTCTTCCAGCGCCAGATCGGTGGTTTGCACCCCGCGAATATTCGCCTCGATCTCGGTTGCACTGGATCCAAACGCCAGAAATTCGGCAACAAACTCGACAGGTCCGAATTGATCCTCGAATGTCAGACTGTGGGTCACAGGGTCGCCACGACCACCGGCCCACTTCCCCAGCGATTTTGGCATCACTTCCCACCAGCTGGGGATCGTGGTCTGCCACAGCTGGCGATATGTTTCCCGCGCAATCACCACCTTGTAGCGCCGGATCCCGTCAATCATCGACATCGGCATCATCACGGCGCGCCGCACCCGCGACCTAAGGTGTGCTGTGGTCTTGCCAGAGCCAACAGGACCGCGTATACCGATGATGTCGGCGTCGCTCCAGTAGAAGGCGTCGGCAATGGGCCCCGGGGGCTCCCAGTTATTCACGTTCGGCACTTCGGTTGCCTCGATCAGACCCGGCAATAGCGCCATGTTCTGAACGTCCGCACCCGCCAGCCCAGCGGCCCCCGCATCGGTTTTGATGTTTTCCAGATTGATGCTGGTCACAAGCACACCCCCAGACCCCATTCGCAAACTTCAAACATTCGCGTTTTTTTCTGGGGGTGTTTGGCCTCAAAACATTGAATGGGGTCGGAATGACCGGCGTAGAAGATCGGGTGGGGGGGTGGCCCCCCCGTTGTTTTTCGCGGGCGCGCCTTGGCCACGATAGGGGGGGTGGGGGTCATTTCCCCCAGGCATAGGGCACCGCGCAACTGATTTTCAATCAGTAGGTTAACCGATTTATTGACCTGTGTTTTCAATGGCTTAATCATTCTGTCCGACTTTCGCCATCCGACTTTTCATCAGCTGGATTTGTAACCTGTTGTTTTTGCTCACTAAATAGATGCGCGTTTGGCGGGCGCAATCTGGCGTCCTGATCGCCATTGATCACCCGCGCATTGCTGCCATCCGTTGCCGGCAGTGGCGCCCCTGGCATCACAATCGGAATGATCATCGCGCCACCAGCATCCGGTGTGGCCTTGGGCGCACCAAACGGCAGCAACGCATCGGCCGCGCGCAGCATATGTGTGTATAGCTGGCTGAACAGGGCGGTGCGCTGGTGCGGCGTTGGCAGCATGGCTTTGCCGTCCTTGTCCGTGCTGCCCGCAAACGCCCAGGTCAGCACCTGTTCGGCCTGCTGCATCGCCGTCACGATCGCGCTGTCGCGACTGGCCAGCCCTGCCATCTGCGCCAGCTGATCCTCGGGCATCCGGTATCCGTTGGCGGTCAGCCAGTCACGCATCTGGCTGCTGGCCTTGTTTTTGGCCCCGACCGGCCGACCTGCCTTGCGCTCGACAGTATCCACCGGCGGCGCGCCAGCCTCATCCGGCAGGAATGTCAGCTGCTCACCAGCCGCCCGCGCCTGCTGGATCCGCTCGGCTGCATCCAGAG